TCACTGACCTATGCAACAACAATGCTCGCGCACGCACCCGCCCGCACCCGCGCGCCCGCATGGGCATGGGCGCCCGCGTCCGCACCCGCACGCACGCACCCGCGCCCGCCCGCCTGCGCACCCGTGGCCGCGCGTGGGCCCGTGGGGGGCTAGAGAGCGTGCCCCTCTCCTTGTTCCCCCCAAGAAAAATATGGTTTCTGGGTTCTGGTTATATATATACGTTATAACGTAGTTGTCAGAATGAGGGTTTGGTTATGGATACTGTGGTGATGAACAAGGTGCTGGACATGTATGCGTCTGGTTCACTGGTGCGCGTCATCTGCAACCGGCACAATGTAAGCGTTAGTGGTGTGATGCGTGTATTGAGGAGGGCGAGGGCTGAGGGTGATGTGCGTGTTTTGAGGCGTAGGCGTTTGCAGGGTGGTGAGCGTGGTCGGATGATTGGTGGGATGTTGGGTGTTGAGGGTGGTGTGAGTGCGGCTGAGATTGCGGAGTTGTTGTGGGGCGATGATTTGCCGAGCACCTGGCGTAGTGTGGTGATTATCGAGATGAGCAAGTTGAGGAAGTCTGGGGTGGTTGTTAAGTGCCTCAATGGGCGTTATGTATTGGCATAAAGTTTAGGGGCTAACGTAGTGAAGTTTGACCTCCAAAAGTTCTATCAGTTTTGCTCTCAGTTGCAGATCGAGACGAAGGAAAGAGGCTTGCAGCGGCTGGACAAGCTGTTGGGCACGCAGACCTATGTGATGAATGAGATTGCGCGTGGGCTGGAGGAGGACATTCACTTCTTCACCATCCTCAAGGGGCGTCAGCTTGGTGTGACGACGATCAGCCTGGCGCTGGATTTGTATTGGGTGTTTACGCATCCGGGTTTGGGCGCCACGCTGGTGACGGACACTGAGGAAAACCGGGAGATGTTTCGGTCTACCTTGGGCATGTATTTTGAGCATTTGCCGCGGCAGTTCAAGATTCCGATGGAGGGGCATAACCGCAACCAGTTGGTGCTGAAGAACCGCAGCCGGTTGTTTTACCAGGTGGCTGGCTTGAGAGCTAAGGGCAGTCTGGGGCGCGGTAAGGCTATTACCTATTTGCATGGCACGGAGACGAGTTCATGGGGCGATGAAGAGGGTTTGGCGTCCTTGCTGGCTTCGTTGGCTGAGACCAACCCGGACAGGCTGTACATGTTTGAGAGCACAGCGCGCGGCTTCAACCTGTTCCATGATATGTATGTCACGGCCAAAAAGGCTCGCACGCAGAGGGCCATTTTTTGCGGCTGGTGGCGAAACGAGTTTTACACCGCAGACCCAGAGACGTCGGTATATAAAACATATTGGGATGGACGACTGACCCCTGAGGAGAAGGAGTGGGTTAGGGACATCAAGAAGCTGTATCAGTTTGAGATCAACAGCCGGCAGATGGCATGGTGGCGGTGGAAGCTGGCGGAGGGCATCAAGGACGATGCGCTGATGTATCAGGAGTTTCCGCCGACTGAGGACTATGCGTTCATCATGTCTGGCACTTCGTTCTTCAGCACCTCGCGTTGCACGGACGCCGCTAAGGCTGCGAAGGCGATGAAGCCGGATTACTATCGCTATGTGATGGGGCAGTTGTTTCAGGACACTGAGGTGATGAAGTCTCAGGAGCGTTTGGCAACGCTGAGCATCTGGGAGGAGCCTGTTGACAATGGCTATTATGTTATTGGTGCCGATCCTGCTTATGGCAGCAGCGATTGGGCTGACCGCTTTTGCATACAAGTGTTTCGTTGCTATTCGGATGGCTTGGAGCAAGTGGCGGAGTTTGCCACCAGCGAGTTGAACACCTACCAGTTTGCGTGGGTGATTAGCCATTTGGGTGGTGCGTACAAGAACAGCATCCTCAATCTGGAAGTGAATGGTCCCGGCCAGGCGGTCATCAATGAGTTGCGAAACCTAAAGCGCCAGGCGGTTGCCATGGGCGGCAAGGACGGCACTAGCTTGATGAACGTGCTGGGGCATATGCAGAATTACATTTGGCGCAAGAACGATACGCTGGGCGGTTTGTCCAACAGTATTGGTTGGGTTACTACATCTGCAAGCAAAGAGCGGATGCTGAATTACTTGAAGGATTACTTTGAGCGAGGGATGCTCATCGTGAAGTCCATGGACACGCTGGATGAGATGAAGACGGTGACGCGGCAGGACGGCACGATTGCGGCTGCTGGGCGCGGCAAGGATGACCGTGTGATTGCCTCTGCCTTGGCGGCGGCGGCGTATGCTGAGCAGTTGCAGCCGCGGTTGATAGCCATGGGCCTGACCAAGCTGCGCAACCGGGCGCTGGATGAGTTGGATGCCGAGGAGCGTGGCCGGGAGCGGACGGTGGTGAGCAAGTACCTCAAGAACATTGGGCTGGGTATGTGATGTTTGCGCTGCGGCCAAAGAGGGAGTTGCTGGATTGGTTTGGTCGGTTCTGGGCTGACACTGAGCGCGGGATCAGCATGCCGCTGCTGGTGGAGTTTACCGGCGTAAGCCAGAAGACGTTTGAGGAAGTGGTAAAGCGCCGCAACCGCCCCATGCAGGATTGGGTGCAGTCTGCGCTGAGCAAGTTTGCGCATGAGTGGGAGGCGGGCATGATCGAAGTGTATCAGCGCCCCAACCGCACTAAGGGCATCAGGTACAGGCGGGAGCCTAAGTTGGACATGCGGCCAAGCGTTGGGCTGCAAGTTGTGGACGGGCAAATCCGTCTGAATGTGGGATTGAAAAACCGGGCGGACTACATGGCGCCCACGCTGAAGGAACAGTTGAAATGATTAAGCGCCACTACAAGTGCCCCAAGCACGGGTTCTTTGAGTCATGGGAGGCTGTCTGCACGCATGGTTGCCTAGACGGCATCAAGGTGGCTTTCCTGAAAGCGCCGGCGTACTTGTCTGACAAGACCAAGCGCAACGATGCCAATCTGAAGGGCCTGGCGCAGGAGTTTGGCATGACCAACCTCAAGAGCACCCGCGAGGGCGAGCATCAGGACGGCTACCTGACCCGCAACAACGCGCCGGTAGTGGAGCAGCCCCCCGAGCCTCCGCGCGGCTCTGGAGTGATCTGGGGCGGCGGTGCGGGGCACAGCATGCAGTCGGTTATGGGCGGCGCTATCAAGTCGGTGCGCGGCGAGAGCGTGGGCTTCAATCCGAGGGACGCTGGTGAATTGCGTGGACCGCGGACGGCAAGTTATGTAGGAGACCATGAGAATCTTGCCATCAAGAGGGATTAAGCCGTGATAATTCCCAAGGATCCGATTGAGCGCGAAACTCTGTATCTCGATTTGATCCAGAAGTGTATGGTGTCTCGGGAGGAGCGCAAGGCCGACTACAGCAGCCTGCGCTCTTGGTATTTGTTTGGTGCAGGCCCGGAGGAAAGCCCGGCGCACTACAACAAGATTTACCCGCACATTGACCAAGTGACGGCGTTCTTGTTCAGCGCGGACACCACGCGCTTCAGCATTAACCTTGGCGCGTCGGTGCCAGAGAACGAGCACACCAAGGTTCCGGTGCTGACCGCGGCGCTGAACGACAAGTGGCAGGATTCCAACGGCGACCAAGTGTTTGCCATGGCGATGACGTGGGCGCTTTGTTATGCCTCTACGTTTATCAAGCTCGTTGTGCGCAATGGGTCAATCCACCCCTACATGGTGGAGCCTGGCAGCGTAGGCGTGCTGCGCGAGGATACGCCATACACCGACCGCCAAGAGGCGATGGTCCAGACCTACTACATTACCAAGTCTGACCTAGCGCGGCGGCTGTACGGGCATCCCAAGCGCAAGTCGATCATGGACCGCATTAGCGCGGCGCAGCATCAAGTGAGCCATGTGCCCGAGGGCCTTGACCGCATTGTGATGAGCCAGACCAACCCGACCATCTACGGTACGGTCAACTTGGACCTGTACGGCTACAACCGCATGAAGGCTCAGGTGGCCGAGGATACGGTTGAAATGCGGGAGTTGTATCTTTGGAACGATGAGATTGACGACTATCAGGTGGTGACGATTGCCGAGCCTGACGTGATTATCTACGACCGCCCCGGCGAGCAGCTTTTCATGAAGGGCGAACTGCCGTTTATCCAGATCACGCCCAACCCGCAGTATGACTACTACTGGGGGCAGTCTGAGGTGCAAAAGCTGATCTTCCTTCAGCAGATGCGCAATAAACGCATGACTGAGATTCTAGACCTGTTGAGCAAGCAGGTGAACCCGCCCACGGCG